TTTTTGTTTTAACTCTTTTGTTACTAGGGTTGATATTCCGTTTGCTGACATATATACTCTCTGCTCAGAGTATTTATCAGATTTTTAGGACTAACAGCCAAAGAAAAACCCGCCGGAGCAGCGGGTTGATCAGCGCGAACTCAGCGGTTATTTCAACTCTTTAGTCACGTAGTGCTTGGCTACCATTTCATGTAGCATGTTAGGTATTGACAGATATGGCCATTGTAGCCTAAACGGGCAGGTGCTGTTTTTCCAGCGACCTTTAGTCACGAAATACTTGTATTCTAATAGATCCGCTCTATTCCTAGGATCAAAATAGCGTTTTTCTACCGCGCCTAGGGTAGTAGGACCTATGGTATGTCCATTGAGTATCTTTATGGTATTACTTGGCATTGCGATTGGCCCTCCAGCTTTTAAAGCGGGCCACAAATAATTGCACCAAGCCCATCTTATATGCCCAGAGGAAATCCACCACCACGGCTCCCACGAAAAAACCTAAGATAAAATCTAACATTATACCCACTCCTGTTCTTGTTCACGCTTGTCTAGCTCTTGTGCCAATAGCTCTTGATAGATCTCATCACGGACGCTACGGGCCTGCAGGCTCTTATATAGCTCAAACTCATCTTCGAGTTCGTCCTGTGATAGATCCGCGATCTTAGCTTTTAAGTTTTGTATTAAAACATTAGATGTCATACCTGCTCCTTCATTGTTTATACTGTGTATTATACATGATTTTGATTGGTTTGTCAACCAAAATATAGGCCTTGTAAGTCATTGATTTTATTAGTCCCAATAGTTACCCGCAGAAGCGTAGTAAGTGTTAGGTTTAGCGCCATCCATCCATGCGTAAGGGCCAATGTTTAGCTGGTCCATGACCTGACGGTTCATCCATTGCATGGCATGTCCGGCACTTTCAGCTATAACTTTGTGCTGTTCTTTACCAACTGTGAAATAATATGTTTGTCTTTTCATGGTTTCTGCTCCTGTTTTGTTATTGTATGTAAACATTATACAGTCATTTTACCAAAATGTCAACCAAAAAATGCACTAAAAATACCATATACGCCTATGGTTAAACTGATAAAATTTACCAGGGTCTGTGGACGATTTCTAGTCCTTATGCTCCAAGCAAAAAAGCAGGCCGTACCCCAGAAAAATACCAAGATATTCCAAGGATACATGCTTGGTCCTATAGCGTTCAATGTATGCCCTGTGATGATCAAAGGAGCACCGGTCCATTGTAAGATGTCGTTAGTTTCAAATTTTTTCATAGCTTGTATTATATGCTCTATTTTGCTGTTTGTCAATCAAAATTTCGCTTGTGTTTACGGCAGATTGAGTGTATAATACTAGCATGATCGAACAACTACATAAAACATGGGGAGTAGAGCAGTATGCTACTCTGGCACGCCTACAGGGAGAAACCACCTTTACCTGCTATGAATCAGTAGCAGAGCAGTTAGCTGGTTATACCAAAGCTCGTTACCAAAGTGCACCAGAGAAAACTATAGAAGAAGTATTTGCGATCTATCGTTCTATAAACATAGTGCCCATCGACTACTATACCGAACAGGGCCTGATCACAGATATCAAAGTCTTGTACGATACTATCAGCAATGAAGTCAAGGACGACCGGATAGGCCTAGGTAACAATCAAGGGCAGACTATCAATCGTTTCCTGTTCCCTAACATGATGACCGCTGAGCCTAAAGGTCGTGGCAGTAACAGCCTGCGTGACCGTTTCTTAGATGATCGTAAACTCTATCGTGCTATCAAGTTATGTTTCGAACATCGTGATGGACAGAATCTAGTCAGTCCAACTGCCTTACGTCGTGCATTGGAACTAGTCACTGGTGAGAATGTGCAGAACTTTAAGCCCTTACATGCTCGCACTATCGTAGAATACTTATGTCCTATCTTATGGGGTAATGTCTATGACTACAGTGCTGGCTATGGTGGTAGGCTGTTGGGTATCACTACCAGCAAGATGAACTTTAACTATTTCGGTCTTGATCCTAATACAGAAACTGTGGGTTACCTAACTTATCTAAACTATCTCATAGGTGAAGCCATAGGTAACAAAGGTACCATCATACAATCAGTCAGTGAAGAATGGGAGCCGGGCATACCTGGTGGAGTTGATCTAGCCTTTTCAAGTCCACCTTATTTTAATTTAGAAAAATACTGTGATGAACCTACACAATGCATGAATAGATATACAACTTTAGATGAGTGGTTTGATGGTTATGCGGCGCCTACTATGCGAAACATCTATAAGGCTTTAAACACAGATGGGATATTCGCTACTAATATCGCTGACTATAAGAGCTATGGTAACAAAGAATTTAAAGTAGTTGACCGTTGGATTAGCACTGCCGAGAGTTTAGGTTTCAAGCATAAGCAGACTATCCGTATGATATTAAACACACGACCAGGTGTAGGTAATAATAAAACTGAAGGACGTGAAAAGTGGGAAGGGGTATATGTCTTTACTAAATGATAAACTAATCCTACAGCTCAGCGACCAATTGGTAGATAAAATCATCACAAGGTTCGGACTCGAGAACGGATATTTTGTCTGGGATGAAGTTCCTGGGTGGCTACGGGCGCATGGGTATAATATCAAAATGCTAACTGATGATGAATTGTTCTTTATAGAGTTTGAACAAGAAGCAGAATGTAGCAAGTTTCTATTGGAGTGGGCGTGAAGATAGCATTGGGTAGTGACCTACACTTAGAATTTGGTGCATTAGAATTACATAACACTGAAAATGCTGACGTATTAGTATTGAGTGGTGACATCTGCGTGGCCAAACATTTAAATGGTGTACACCATCATGATAAACGTTATAGAAAGTTCTTCCGAGAATGCTGTGAGCGGTTTCCTAAGGTCGTATATGTTCTAGGTAATCATGAAAGTTATGCCTATGACATACAATACACAGCCAGTCATCTAAAACGTGAACTGGCCTATGATAATCTACACATCTTAGACGATGAAACCGTGGATATTGGTGACTATACTTTCATTGGTACTACATTATGGACCAATATGAATGAGGAAGACAGTCTTACATTATATCATGTTGATAGTATGATGAACGATTTTAGGACTATCCTTAACAGTGCTAGGACCTTAAATGAGTGGGGTAAGCCAGCACGCTTGACTCCAGAAGACACGGTAGTACTACATAAGAAGTCGATGGACTATATCAATCATATCACCTACGATCGTCCAAACTATAAGTTCATCGTAGTTGGGCATCACTGTCCTAGTTTTAAAAGCGTGCATCCTAAGTATGCCCACGATAAGATCATGAATGGTGCTTTTGCCAGCGACCTAGACGATTTTATCGCTTATCGCCCACAGATTCGTTTATGGACACACGGGCACACACATGAGCCATTTGATTATGAGATCGGTACTACTAGGATCGTGTGTAATCCACGTGGCTACCTAGGACACGAGCCGCGTGCTGATAATTTTAAACTACAGTATATCGACCTATGAAAACATTAAGTTATACTGAGCGAGAATGGGGTAAGTTATGGCAAAGATTAAGTCTTGAATATACCGCTATGAGTATGGGTAAAGAACTTAAATTCAAGATACGCAAGGCTACAGAAGTGTGGAGTATAGCTGATGCACCAGGGGGGTTTGATAGGGTCGACGTAGTCCACCTTGATTTTGAACATGATGAAGATTATACCTTGTTTGTATTAAAATATCTATGAGCTTACTAGACGGAGCCAATGGTCGTAGATTCATAGTAGTTACTCCAGAAGAAGTTGGTTGGAAGGATTATATGGTAGTCATAGCAGATTTCAGTTGGTGGATACAAAATGAGAAGGGTATATATCGTTGGATGGAGAAACACTTGCCTAAAGGGCGTATGCATCATGAAGGCATGGTCATGAACTTTCCCACAGGAGAATTAGTAACACAATTTTTATTACAATGGGGATGAAATTCTTACTAGTTGTTTGTTTGTTGTTGCAGGGTTGTGCGACCATGCTAGCCGGGCAGATGGGTGCTGGTGCTACTGTTGTTACAGTAGCTGAAACTGTTGATCAGGCCAAGACCGCAGGTGATGTAGTAGCTTATGGAACTACAGGCAAAACTCTAACGGATCATGCTCTAGATGCTGTAACAGGCCGTGACTGTAAACTGTTTAACGTATTTGATAAGTATCATAAAGTGTGTAAGGAACGCATGCCAGATTTGTCCACGAAAGAAAAAATCAAAGCATTCCAAAAAAGCAAAGGTATAGAACCTACAGGCACTATAGGACCTAAGACACGCATGGCCATATGGCGCATTAAATATGAATTAGATTGAGAAATAGACAATGACAACAATATTTTTAGACATGGACGGAGTAGTCGCAGATTTCGATGGCTACGCAGAACCAATAGTAGGATTCCGAACGCCGGGTGGTGTGCGTTATGATCAAGAAGGTTGGGCTAAGATTTCAGCTAATCCTAGACTGTATTCTGAACTAGGCGAAATGCCCGATGCTCATAGACTAGTAAAAGAAGTTCAACAGTTGGCAAAAGATAATCGCATGGATGTTAAGTTCTTAACAGCTATCCCTAGACAGAATGACGTACCGTGGGCATTCTGGGATAAGATCAAATGGATCGAAAGTCGTTGGCCTAAGATACCTGTATGGTTTGGTCCGCATAGCAATGAGAAATGTCAGCATTGTCGCCCAGGTGACATCTTAATCGATGATCGTCCAAGTAACGTTGAAGAATGGCGAGCTGTCGGTGGTAAGGCTATACTTCATGAGGGTGATGTTATAGCTACCTTATTTGAGCTACGTAGCCTAGTGAACAGTCCTAGTAGCTAAATGCCCACCTTCTCTGTTGATAAAAAATTTAAATATTTCTTCTACGCGATCACTAGCTGTAATATCTGTTTCTGGTAAGCTTATCCCTTTGAGACTGCCATCTTGGCTGACGACAAAAACATAATCCTCTGGCGAGATATCACCTAACACATCATCATCTGCGTTTAAACTGAGGGCGTTTGAATGCTCTTCTGTGATTTTTGCCATTGTCGTTCTCCTTAAAGTATTTTACGTTTGCTTTGATCTTTTTCAGTAATAGTTTAGTTACTTCATGATCCTTACCAAATGCCTTGTAATACTGTTTTAGATCTGGGCTGTTAATTTTAGCCGCACTAGTAATATTTAACTTATATTTCATTAAGTATTGTCTAGCCGCTATATTTTGAGCATAAGCGTCTATTTCATCAGGGTCACCTAGATACTCTTGATCAGCACGCTTCTGTAGATCTTTGTGATCACTTTTATAGGTATTCCTATGATATCGATATCTACGGTGGCGGAATTGACGTTGATGTTCATATTCGTGTATGAGTGTTTCTACTAGATCAATAGCCAGCTTATCGGCCATTTCATCAGTGATAGTCATTGGAGTTGTTTTAGGATGATTGAGAATAAAGTCAATAATGAACTGTTTCTTTTTTTGTTCATCTAGACCAGGATCATACTCTGCACCAATAGTAAACTCATCTGGATCAAGCGCACCACGTGCACCAGTGTAGAGTTTGATGCGAACAGGATGTTGATGTTTGTTAAGATGTTTGCTAAGACGTTTAACAAGACTACGAGGAGTGATACGCTCTCCAATCAAAGTAGATAACCATTCACTGATATGATTATATTCTACTGTTGGATTAAGATACATAGTTATCCCCCTAGCAACTTTGCTCCAGCGTTGGTAGCTAAACTGCTGTCTTCACCGGCATAGGCAGGTACGCCTTCAAAAGGATTTGTTTTAAGTGGACCTATACCATTTGCACCTAATAGATCATTGTTCTTACCTTCAGCTAGGCTGGCTTTGACCGCTTCACCGTATTTGGTGCTGGTATTAGCCATGTTGCGTAGCATAGTACCTACGCTACCTTCATTCATTTCTTTGCCATAGGTTGGTAGTTTAGTAGCAAAGCTCATCACACCGGTAAGAGTCTGTGTAGCTGGGGCTGTAACTGCGGTTATGTCGGCCTTGGTTAAAAAATTATTTGTAGTTGCCAATCTGGAGTTAAGAGCAGCAACACGATCATCAGTAACTCCCTCTGCTAGAGCATCTAATTCTGTGCAACCTGCTACCGGTCCTAGAAAATCCTGTGCCGTGGGTACAGTGCTAGATCCTATTAGATTTTGTATAGTAGATGAATGTGATGAAATCAGACTGTTAAGAGTCGGGTGTGCGGAATTTACCAACGGTGTAGGAACTTTCTGTATGTTGGCAAAAAAACTTGGTGCCTTGCTAGCATCCACTACACTACCACCACCCATGTCTTTGAATTTGGTGGTTAGTTCACCCATGCCAGTAAAGCCAGCGGTGTCGGCAGGATTAGCAGTTTTGGTATAGTCACTAAGATCTTTAAGTCCTTGTATACCTGTTCCTGTTTGTCCTTGTATCTGTTCAGACCCAAACGATCCGCCCTGGCGACTGGTGCCTTGTGTTGTAGGAAACCCTGTAGTAGTTGGTGCTCCAAATGTGGATGTTCCAGATGCGGGAATCGTAGTAGCTTTAGGTGCTGATGCTGTACTGCCTGTTAAGAAATCTGGACTCTTATATAAACTACTATCTGATCCAGTATAACTAGGTAATCCTGCAAATGGATTGTTAATTTCAAATTGTTCAGCTGTGGCATTGATAGCCGCAGGATCTTTAATATTAGATAATGCTGTTGAGATTTTATCAGCATAAACAGGATTGTGTATATCATTGAGATCCACACCAGCTTCAATCAGTTTCTGATTAACTCCTGTGGCGTTGGCTAATTTATTTTTTGTAAGGGCCTCTACCATACCATTAGGAGTACCAAAGTGTTTGATATCTATATCATTAAACATAGTACCAGTTGATGCCATAGCCTGGCCTGCACCTGGTAAGCTACCTAATATATTTGTCAGTCCACGATCTCCCATGCTTGACATATCAGTTATACCGCTGCCAAAATCACTGTATGAGCTATTGCTAAGAAAATTCGTAGTATTCAATACATCATTGCTGTTAGAAATATGTGCTTGTATCTTACCAACGATAGTACCAAATCCACCAGCATCATCTTTGTTAAACAATTTGCTTTGCACACTGGTTAATGCAGTAAGAGCAGCTTGTGCATTAGCATTCGCTGGCCAAACACTGCTATTAGCCACAGTCTGTAGATTGGTCATGGCTTCGTTGACTTTAGGTGCGATATCTATAGCAAGGCCATTACCTTGAGCCATACCAACCATGGCTGTTAATGTAGCAGGAGTTATGGATGCTCTGGGTGTACCGATAGCTACATATTGCCCATCGGCAACTGTGGTCATCGATCTCGCGCTAGCGATTAAGTCTGCCATTTCTACTTCCTATGTAATAATACCACCTGCACCAACTGGTTCAATACCAGTAGTGGTTTTAATGTAATGATTCTGCACATCCTTTACTGTAGGTGCATGCATCATCACATGTCGTTTTTCTAATCTTATACTCTTATTTAAGTCGCTTGTGAATAGGCTTTGTAGTAGACCCAGACCCTGTTGGCTAGGCATGACAGTACATGGTTTGCTTACAGTAAATGCGTCATCTGATTCTTCTACGATTTTAGCGACAATCTCATCACCGTTGACTATCTTAAAAGTCACTATATCATCTTGATCATACTTATTAGTTACTAACACTTGATTCCCCTAGTTTATTGAATAATTCTTCATCTGATAATCGAGCTAAGCCTTGATATCCACCTTCTACGAACAGTTCATCACCCTTGTAGATCTGTGGTGCTGTGCGATGTCCTTGACCGATCAACCATTCACGTGCATCAGGATCTTCATCGATCTTGATTTCTTGGTATGCGACGTTTTTTGTTTTTAATAAGTGTTTGGCCTTGTCGCAGAACGGGCAGTGATTTTTACTATATATTGTTAACATTTTATAACTCCGGTAATTCATCGTAGTCAACGTTTTCACCCATGACTCCGATCACATAATTCGTTGATTCATTTTCTTGTAAGGCTGTTTGTTTTTTACTTGTATCGCTGTGTTTATTAAACCAAGGTATAGGTGTAGTCTTAGGTGCTGGTTCTTGATATTTAATGCCAATATCTTTTAGTGCACCAACTGCGGTATAGTCTACGAATTCTTTTAAGATATTAGCGTTAAGACCGATCACAGGACCTAGTTTAAACAAATAATCAGCCCAGGCCTTTTCCTCACGTATTACATCCTGATACATAGCATAAACTTCATCAGCACATTCTTCTTTAACCTTGGCAAAACGTGCATCTTCTTTTACCACCTGATTGATTAACCAAGCAGTCCATTCTTTATGTAGAACTTCATCTTGTAAAATCAAGCTAATGATATTACCGTTGCCGATGAAGATCTTGTTTTCAACCATTGCTAGACTTGTAGCGAATGATACCATGAAACGGAACGCCTCGAGTCCGTAACTGGCGTTTAGTGCCAACCATATGGCTTTAATATGTTCTTGTTCATCTACTTTGTGTCCTAGCTCTATCTTGCAGTTGATACGGTGTAGAGCATCATAGTAGTTGCCTATGGTGGATGCCATACTGATAATCTCATTAGTGTCATGGATAGTGTTGAACACATCTTTTGGCACGTTATAGATATTTCGTATGATATGGCTGTAACTACGTGAATGTATGTTGGTTTCAAAGAAACTCCAATTATACATCAACGCTTCTAATTCTGGAATACTTACCACAGGAGTGAATACCTGTGCTGGCCCACGACCTTGTAGGCTGTCTAATGCTGTCTGACGTAGCAGGTTACTGGTAAAGATATGTTTAACCGTATCACTGGCTTCTTTGAAGTCGTTGGCATCTTTAGTTAAACTAACCTCTTCTGGAACCCAAAAGAACCCACGTGCTGTTTGTTCTAGCTTTACTACCTTGTTGTATTTGACTTCTTCAAATCGTTGGATGGTCACAGGACCAGCTGGGTCCAAGAACATCTTGCGACTAAGATAATCTGTTGAATGTTTTAAATCGTATTGTGCCTTTGACATTATAATTTACAGCTTTCGCAGTCCTCTTCATATTCTGTTGATGTTACTTCTTCTACTGTCACTTCTGATTTTACTTCGTCTACAACCTTACTACCAGCTTTATTGATTAAACTGTAGTAGAAAGTCTTAATTCCCCATGCATGTGCCTGCATCAAGTTTTTAGCGATCAGCGTAGTCGGAACCTTACGATCTGGGAAGTGTGCTGGATTATAGAATGTATTTGTTGAAATACTTTGATCTACATAGGCCGCTAGCACTGCCGCTGTTTTCAAATATCCGTCGCAGTCTTTCTGTTCCCACATCAGTTGATACTTATTTTTTAGTTTGTTATATTCTGGTACTACCTGTATAAAACTACCTGCTTTTGACTCTTTAACTGAAATCAAGCTCATCGGCATTTCGATACCATTAGTTGATCCAATAACCACACTCGAACTTTCTACTGGAGCGATAGCCATTAGTGTAGCATTACGCACACCATACGATCTCATGTCACTGCGTAGTTGTTCCCAATCTAGTTCACGTGTTGGTGTAAAATCGGCTAGTTTGTTTACAGCTTTTGCGCGATTCTCCCATGGAAACTTACCTTTACCATACCGTGTGTATTCACTGTGTTTACATGCGCCACGTTCTTTAGCCAGTTCAACAGTGGCTTCTGTCAAGAAGAATGCCTGATGTTCCATCCAAGTCTTGACATCCTGTAAGGCTTCTGTAGTACCATATTCATAACTGCGTTTAGCATGCCAGTAAGCAAGATTAGTGACTCCGATACCTAGAGGTTGGATCTCGTCATTCGATAATTTGCTCTGTATGCTCAAGAAATCTTGATAATCTAAGATGTTGCACAATGATCTTTGTAAGATGCGACAAGCACGACGCATATCTTCTGGATTACGGAAAGCTCCCCAATTGATACTGCCTAAGGTACATAAAGCGATACGACCTTTATCATCATCTAAACGTTTAAATGGCTTAGTAGGTAACAGGATTTCACAGCATAAGTTACTTTGATAGATTGTGTGATATTCTGGATCAAATGGTCCTTGGTTCATTACATTGTCGATAAACACTAAGTAGATACGTCCCGTATCTGTACGCTCTTTTAAGATACCACTTTTAAATACTTCTTCAGCCGATAAAACTTTTTTACGTAGTCCTTTTTGACGTTCATACTTCTCATATAGTTCTTCAAACAGTTTTGTATCTTTATAAAATGCTTCATATAAGTCAGGCACTTCATTAGGATCAAAGAATGTTATGTTTTCTTTATTCTTAAAACGTCTCCAGAACATAGCGTTAAGCACGACACCATAGTCCATATGTCGCACACGTGTTTCTTCCGTACCTTGATTGTTTTTAAGCACGATAAGATCATCAAACTGATGATGCCAGATCGGATAGAATACCGTAGCTGACGCATTACGGATACCACCTTGTGAACAACTGCGTAGATCACCAAACCATTTCTTAAGGAAGGGGATCATGCCTGTGTGCATGATTTCCCCGCCTCGTATAGGACTACCCAATGGGCGCAAACGACCTATCTCTAAGCCAATGCCTGCACGCTTGCTGGCATACTTGGCCATCATTTCACCACTGGCAAAAATACTGTCTAGATCATCGTCTGATTTGATTAACACGCATGAACTGAATTGTTTTGTGGGGGTACCTAGGCCAGCGAGTACTGGAGTGGCGAGCGTGAACAATCCGTCACTGGCGCAGGTATAGTAATCTCGGATGTAGCGTAATCTTTGTTGTGGATTTTCTTTATGGAACACTGTTGCAGCAGCAACCATATAACGGACTTGAGGAGTTTCATAAATCTGTTTAGTAGCGCGATTCTTAACTAGATATTTTTCAATCAACTGCTCGATAGCCGCATAACTATATTCTTCATCTTTGGCATGATCGATCATGTCGTTCATCTTGTTCCATTCATCTTCTGTGTACCAAGATAATAATTCTTCTGTATATAATCCAGTAGCTACGTTCGTTTTAACGATTTCATACAAGTGTGGAACAGCATAATCACCATAGATATCTTTACGTAGCATAGATAGTCTTTGTTTACCTGCTACGAATTGATAATTAGTATGACCTACTTCAGGTTCATGTTCTACGTCAATCAAATCTACGATTGCACGTAGGGTAATTTCATCAATTTCGCGTGTGGATATACCATCGTAAAAATGTGGTTGTGCTTTGATTTCTATCATGGATTGGCTGACATCAGCTACGCCCTGACATACTTTGGCTACCTGTGCCTGCCATTTTGTAAGATCTAGTGGTACGATCTGGCCACTGCGTTTTTTGACTTGAATATTGCTCAATTTGATACCTCTTTTAGTATTTCTCTAATGCTAAATCTGTGCTTGAATATTGATACAGCAGTTGTAATTGCTTTTCTTCTACTTGTTTTGTATTTACTATTTCATAAGGCCAGTAATTAAGAATATATTTTCCATCGTCTAACCAAGCTACAGAATAGCGTTCTTTATCTTTATAATCATAATATACTCTTATTTCCATTGCGGTATTTCTATGATGAGTAAAGTATATAGTATACATGATTCCAAGTGCTTTAGCAACGTCACACCAGTAGTTTTCGGCTAACAATGTCCAAGGATCTGGCCATGATTTTGGATCACTAGGATCTAGATTATAGTTGACAAATGGAGCAGTGCTCCACATGTTGTTTAGTTCTATTACAGCAGACTCTAAGGGCAAGCGATCTAGCTCATGACGGAAATCTTTCCACTGCGCTAGCCTGTCATTGACACGCAGGTTCCAAAAATTCTGCCACATGATTAGGCAAACGTTCTAGGTGAATAGTATGTAAGATTAGCTGATGTACCGGTATTGGTTGTAGTATATTGTAACACCGCACTATTGCCGTAGGCAAAAAATGATAAGTTTACACCAGTAGAACCAGTTTCTGTATATTCATCATCAAACACCGCAACATTACCACTTATTTGAGTAACTTTAATGGTGCCTACCCTAGCTTCGATACCGCGAGTGATTCTATAATCAATTAGATTAGTCAACGAATCAGTGAGTGTAAGAGCAGTGTTTGTAGCAGACCCAGTATTATTTGCTAATACCAAAGTAGTTTTTGCTACGTTATTAGATGTAAGGCTAGCATATGATTGAAGTATACTGACATTTGACTGTAACAGTGCGATATTTGCGGCATTCTCATCAGCTGAAAATTCAGTTAATATTTCAGTTACACCTATTTCAGGTGCACCTTCTGATAAAGTACCGTTGCCGATGTATAAACGACGCTCGTCAATCGACCAACCTAATTCTCCCGACGCTAGCTGTGGTAGATTTTCCTGTAGACCACGACGTACTTGGATTTTTGAAATTTGTATTACAGCCATGATTTTACCTTAGTTCAATATCTAGTATTTATGCTAATTTATAATACTGCTCAACTCTATCAAACCAACGATCCATCCAAATCGTCCACTCATTGCCTTCAAGTACCCAATGCTGAAACTGAGGTTTTTCGTTAGGCTTTGGCGCTACAGCCATCAGTATAACGCCCTGACGAATGTCTGTGCCGTGGACTTCATTATGTGCGGCAGCATAGGCGCATAATTGAAGGAAATAGTCTTCAATCCACTCCTTTTTCTTGGGTTTATTAGTCTGTTTGTAGTCTAAAATTGAGGGTTGGCCATGATATAAACCGCAGGCGTCTGTAGTACCAGCATACAACCCCGGAACATACAAGGGCACTTCGATACCCCATACTTCTTGCACGTTTATTAGTCCGTTATTAATAATTTCCTTAGCCATGTTGTGTGCTTCAACGCTATACGGATTTGAACCTGGTTCAGTTAATACTCGATTATTACGCACATAGTCCTCTAAAAATTTGTGCATACGTGTACCACGTCCTGCGGCTTCTGTTGTAATTTCAGTAGCACGTTTTTCACCTACTGATTTACGCCAATTGGCTAGAGCTTCTCGTTTTTCTTGTGGTTTGGTACGATCTAATATTGTTGTAACGCTAGGAACACGTGATCCATCTGGCAGAGTATAAAGTCTTTTGCCTTCTACTGTGTCACGGTTTATTGGAGTATAATTGTATTTTTGTATAAGCATCTATTAAGTATATATGCTTATCTGATGATTGTCAAACGGTAAATGATTCACCACAACCACAACGTGCTTTCTCGTTGGGATTAGAAAATTCAAATCCTTCGTTGAGACCTTTTTTGGTATAGTCGATCTGCATACCTTGTAAGTATACCAGATCTTTTTTATTGATTACGAGTGTAACACCGCGGTCTTCTACTTCGAGGTCACCCTCGAATAATCGATCAGCAAATTCTAATACGTAAGCAAACCCACTACAGCCACTTGTTCTAACACCAATACGCATACCGATGCCTTTTCCTCTGTGATCTAATGCTTCCTGCATTTTTTTACTTGCTGAAGATGTAATTGATATCATTTTTTTTGTTATTCAAACCAATCAGTAATTTCTTTTTCTAATCTATCAATGATTTTTTGTTTTTGTTTGTCAGTGAAGTTATACCATTCAGTTACTTCTTCCACCGTCCTTCCACAACCTACACAGATTTCATTTTCATATCTGCATATTGATATGCAGGGACTTTCTACCTTAGACTGTTTCATTTTTCTTTATAATCCTATTCCACACAGTTTGTCTTTGTTCATCGGTTAATTCATACCATTCAAACGCTTCATCCTGCGTACGAAAACAAGCACTACACTCACCGCTGATGAATTGGCATACACCTATACAGGGACTTTCAATGGGGTTGCGTTTCATTCTTTTTTCTGTAGTCAGCTATAGCTGATTTGATTGCATCTTCTGCAAGCACCGAGCAATGTATCTTGACGGGCGGTAACGCAAGTTCTTCTGCGATATGTGAGTTTTTGATGGTCTGTGCCTCATCCAGCGTCTTGCCCTTGAGGAGCTCAGTGACAAGGCTAGAGCTAGCAATAGCACTGCCACAACCATACGTTTTAAATTTGGCATCTGTTATGATTCCTTCATGCACTTCAATCTGTAATTTCATCACATCACCGCAGGCTGGTGCACCTACCATACCTGTTCCTACATCTGGACTATTCTTGTCCAAGGTGCCCACATTACGAGGATTTTCGTAATGGTCTAATACTTTTTCTGAATAAGCCATGTAAACTCCAATAGTATAGTAAAATACTAAAGTATTTATTATTGTTTGTCAACCGGAAGATGTTCTCTATATCTGTATAATTGAGATTCGTCTATAGGAGTAGTGTCAAAAATTGGTTTTGGTAGGTTTTCTTTAAATTCACCCAGTGCTGTATGCCATCGTAGATCTTGTGGGCAAAACTCACATTGTGCTATATGTTGATCTTTTGTAGCGGCAAATTGTTGTAATTCTTCTTCACTGCAATCAGCTGATAATGGTTGATAACTATACAATAATTCTCGTTGACGATCGTCTAAGCGTAGATCGAACTGCTGATCAAAGTCTGGTAAATTACTCATAGCAGGACACTTATATAATTTACCTTGATACATAGTGTGATCATGTTTCATATCGCAGGCTGCAAATGCTTTTACTGGATTACTGCGGTGTAAAACATAATGATCGTTCTGTTTTATTACTGTACTTTGATGGAATGTAAATGCCTCAATGAATCCTGCTTTATATTTCCATCTTTCTTTAATTTCGTCAGCAATAGCGGGATCGTGTAAGCTCACTCCAAAAGCAACATTATATTTTTCCCAGAAGTTCATATGTTCTTCTCGTTGATATGTGCCGTTAGTCTGTACCATAATAACAGCATTAGGCCACAATCTGCGTAGATTACTGACCCACAATTCTAAATCCGGGTTAAGTGTAGGTTCGCCACCTATGATAGTAATACGTGGTAAATCTAAGCGTTTACTCCAAGCTTCATATGCGTCTGCATGATCAGCCCAGCGTTGATGTCCTTTGAAATTTAAATCGTTAAAACGGTTACAGCCGCGACAACTTAGATTGCAGACATTGGTTATGTAAAACTCTACTACAGGAAATAAACGAATCATCTAGTATTTACTACTAGAATCCAGGTGCGCCGCGTTTTTTAGCGGCTTTTTTTGCCATGTTTGCGACAGTGTCTACAGGTGCGGTTGTAGCATCACCTGCGGGAGTATTTGTGGTCGTAGCATCTGTATCATCTAGTTCGCCAGCTGGACGTAATTCTATATAATCTTTGTTATAGCTTTTAATAAGATTTTTTAATGCTGGATTTGTTTCATTAGCTGAAACTAGTGCGTCATAATCAAAGGTCTTGTCTGTATTGAGCACAAGATTAATTAGACTCTGTGTTGAGATTTTTGGGAGTTGTTTCTTATCTTTGTATCTGTGGCGAATAAGCTCCAGAGCTGTTGTTAAATTAGACTCTGGAGTATTCTTTGGACTGTGTACGAATTCATCTAAGCGCACGATTATCTTAGTTCGCGGCCAAGTTCTTCTGCACCACCAACTGCGGCGTCAGTAGCACCAAATCCGTCGGTTTCGTCTTGATCTAGATCGCTACCCGGTGCTGGAGGTAATTCTGTATCACTACCACTTAAATCAGCTTGATCGCCTGGCATAGCCATTGGATTATTAAGTTGTTCACCAGTTAAGATACGCACACCACCATCGACACCTTCACGTGCTGATTGTAAGTTACCCATCAGTGTATCTAATGTAGAGCCTACTGCGTTTTTAAATCCGTCAGCTTGTTCTGAACCAATTTGATCGCGGATGCTGTCTAATAATTCTGGTAGTTGTTCGTTTTGCATCTTACCAACTTTTTCGATAGCATCTTGTATTGAATCTACCATGTTCTTAGCGGCTAGTAATACTTCAGCATTACCTACTTCGCCTTCTACTAGAGTTTGGCGATTTTCTTCTAACCAAGTATTCAATCCTTCTTGGACTGTGAGTAGTTCCATATAACGTGGATTCTTTTCTGCTGTGTGTAAGTCCACACTGTGGCGGATCTTGTCTAAGTTTGCTGAGATAGTTTCACTTAGACGTTCTGCTTTTTCAACGGTTAGATTACTGAAATTAATAGCAAAACCAAAGCGGCTTTCCATTAATTTGTTAATCTTACGTGTTGATTTCGTAGACATTTCTGCTAGTTTCATGGTCAAATTCCTATTTAGACTTTAATATATTTAGCCAAGTTTAGGTTTTTCTTAATTTCTTTTTTAACTTGTTCTATACGATGCTGTATTTCTGTATATCTATTGCTGTAGTATTCTTCACCCCAAGAATCACCTTTAGTCTGCGCTTTTTTATAGCGTAAACGATATAAACTAGCTTCAAATTCCAATTTGTTTAATAGGCTATCGTTGTCACGTATTTCCCTAGCCAATTGCGTTTGTTGTTTATACAGGGCTATACAGTAGAATATAGCGTCTTTACGATTGAAAAAATCAAATGCCTGCTGACCTTCTACCATCACACGCCAGCAGTGTTCATTGA